ATAAAAAAGATGTTTCATTAACACCTTGGGAACTTGTAAATTTCTGCGAGATAGACAAGTATGCTGCAAAGAGTTATTGCGCAATCCACAGTGAAGATGCATCAAAGAATTTGGGAGATATTACACAGGTTGATGAAAATGATTTACCGCCGTTTACAATGATTTGCGGGGGTAGCCCTTGCCAAGATTTCAGCATTGCCGGAAAACAAAAAGGCAGTACATGGATTTGCAAAGACTGTGGACATGAATATAACCCTTTGACCGTCCATTTTTCAACCAGGCACAAATGCCCGAAGTGCGAGAGTAAACAGCTTGACAAAACAAGATCATCCCTTCTGGTCGAATGGCTAAGAGTTATCAGAGCAAACAAACCAAAATGGGGAATTTACGAAAATGTTAAAAACATCGTTAGTAAACAATTCAAGCAAACGTTTGACATGTTCATAAGTGAACTTGAAGAATACGGTTATAACTGTTATTGGAAAGTTCTGAACGCAAAAGATTATGGTATTCCGCAGAATCGTGAAAGACTTTACCTGATTATCATTTTAAGAGAATATGACAACGGCATGTTCCAATTTCCTGAACCGTTCGAGGATTCTAAGAGATTAAAAGACATGCTCGAAGATGAAGTTGATGAAAAATATTATGTGAAAACTCCTGGTGCAGATGCTTTAATAAAGAAACTAATCGTTGATGGTGTACTGCCTGAAAACGATCCTGATACGGAGGGGGGCGACACACCTGCTCAGTTAAAAAACAATGCACAGAGTTCGTAAGGTTCACAGATATAGGTCATACGTTACTTGCGAGAGATTATAAAGGCTTTGGAAATTTTCAAGCCAATAATGCCGTTATTGAGAATAAATGAATAAGACAAATAGAATAAGAGTTATACATAAATTCGGAAATCATCAAGGCATGGTCGTCTACGACAAAGATTATATTGCTCCTACGCTAACGCAAGGATTCGGAGTGGGGGGGCAAACCGATGGTGATTGTAGAATACAAACCAAAAGAAAAGGATAATGTCAAAAATCGTTGAATTAGGTTATATAGAAAAGGGTACAGGTAAGCACCAGTCTAATACCGTATATAGTGCGGGGGGGGGTATCTCCTACCGTGGTAGCCTCAATCGGAGTCAAGTACGGAATAATGATAGTAGATACTCATTGTGTCAGGAATACTCATACTGCATTGACGCAAATTACTGGAAGGGAATCTCCTTTGAGCAGTTCTTAAAGAAACATAGGCGGCAGCTTGTTATTGAGAAATGGTAATTCAAGAATCGAAGCAAATCAAACTTGGCAACATTTACAGTGATAAATTCAGCGGATGTAGTTTTGCAGGAAATGTATGGCATAGGGGGGGGCTGTGTCCCACGTTGCGAACATTTCAAGGTGGCAATGCTCAACCACTAATAATCACAAAAGTAAACCTTAAAAGACAATGCAAAGAAACACGAAAAGCGAAGTAACATATTTGGGAAATCTGTATGGCGAACATATCCATAGTGGATACGCTGGCGCAGTATTTGACGGGGGGGGGGTACTGCCCTACGATAACTGCGATTTCTGGCGGCAATCGTCAACCTATGATTGTGGTAAGGAATGAAGAACAGAGAAGTGAGAATTATTCAGATCGGTAATTATGTTAAGCGTAAATCATTTAGAAATCCACAAAACGGCAGAGTGTATTCCGTTCACGGATTGGCTCCTACACTCAACACTTGCGGGGGGGGCAGACACAACCAAAAGTAATTATTTATGGCAGAAAAGATAAAGATAAGACAGGCGACTAAACAGGGTTGGATAGAATGCGAAATCGGCGGCGTAGCTGATTTAAGTTATCCAGATAGTAAACTCCGGCGCGGACGCGTACAGGGGGGGGGGTGGATAAGTCCGACTATCACAACTACGCCTGGAATATATAGGATAGAGAAATTTGAAACCAATAGGAAACATAGAAACACTGAACGGATTTCAGAATAAACAAGGATATTTTGTTTATGGAACCGATGGAGAAGCTGTGACTATTTTAACTAAAGCAAGCGGAATGTCTGGTGCGGGGGGGCGTTATATATCGTGACTGAATACAAAGAAAAGGATGGAGTCATTTATTTTAAAAATGGTAGCGTATTAGAAGAACAGACGGAAGAAGATTATTCTCCTTGTTATAGAATTCGCAAGTTGACGCCACTTGAATGCTGGCGACTTATGGGATTCTCCGATGAAGATTTTCTTGCCGCAAAACTTAACAACAGAGAAGAAGCAAAAAGACTTATTGCGGAGTATGAACCAGACAGACGCTTTGAAATGATGCAATATGCAGAACAGAAAAAAGTATCTCAAACATCTAACACGCAGCTCTATAAAATGGCTGGAAACTCAATCGTTGTTGATGTTTTATATCATATTTATAAAAGCCTTTATTCCGCAATGCCGTATCTGTTTGAAGATTTAAAAGTCGCGAGTTTCTTCTCTGGTATCGGCGCATTTGAAAAAGGATTAGATTTACTGTTCGCAGATGTAAATGCGGTTGGATGAAAGAAGGTATTTATGGCAGGCAAAAAGCAACAAACAATGATAAACGCAAGCGAATGTATGAAGTGTGAACATTGCGAAGCTGAAAAGATCAGTAAGGCAAAAATCATTATCCATTGCAAAGAAAAACGCAGAGCATATATGTACGGACAGTGCATTCCTTGTGACAGCAAAAAGGTGAAAAAGAATGGAAATACCGTTTAAAGGTCAACTAAGCAGAGAAAAGATACTGGAAATGTTTAGCGGACGAATTTTTTACGTCGTAACACGGAACCACTACAAACATTCAGGATATTCATTTGTACCATGCATCCTCAATAAAGTGATTGAATGGGATGTTGAAAAACCATACGTAAACAAGTTTGATGAAAACTTTGCAATAAGCAAATATCCATCACTGACCGATTGGAAGTGGTTGCATAACGGTTGGGAAGAAGCGAGAAAAGCATGTAACCATTACAACAAACTCTATGAAAAAGGGTTCTATCAGTATCCATTTGTCAAACTGGAAACGCTCGAAGAACACAAAGGCGATATGATTTTCATAGAGCGAAGCATTAACAAAGCGCTAAAAGACGAATATCCTAATTTCCTCGGTATTGATTTCTGTGACGTTTGCGCACACGGGGGCATCCAGATTCGCGGGCATCACAAAGAAATTCTAACACATACATACGGCGATCAACCGACTGTCAAATACGACTTTTCCAATAAGAACGAAGTAATAACAGAGTTCATTGAAATGTGGAAAGAAAGTGACACACCGGAGAACGTAAGAAGTTTTAAAGACTTCATTGATTTCGGAAACAAATATGGATGGGATTGAAAAGGAGAAACAATGAGCAAGCCAAATAAGCGGCATCACGAAAAGTGCGAAAAGTACAAAGCACAGGGACGCAGAGAAACCAACAAGGAAATCCGCAAGCAAAGACATGAAAAGCGTATGCAGAAGTTCGCAAAGCGCAGAGAAGAAGGAAAGGCATATACTTATGAGCCTAATCCTTTTGAAAGCGGAACGGCGGCATTTGCGCATGAAAAGGCCGTTCGTGCATATAAGCACAATGATGCAAGCAAAGATCGAATTGGTGAATTTCAGCGGTTAGCACGATTCTTCGGCAGGATTAACAGAGATATACAGATTGCCAGAGAAGAAGAACGCATGGAAGAAATCAAAAAACATAAACCTAAGAGTAAAGGCAAGGTTAAAAAGGGTCAGGAAGTAGATGAAGCGGTATAGCAGAGAATATAAGCGGAGGTTTGTAATGTTATTCAATCAGGCAGTAAAGCGGAATACATTTAGAAATCTTGTAAAAAGTCCTGAATATGATTTCCTGCGAAAAGAACCGCTGAAAGATAACATTATTCTTCTTGGTCTTGGCGGTAGTCACGCATATGGCACAAACGTTGAGGGTAGTGATATTGATATTCGTGGTATTGCTACCCATTCGCCGGAAGATATTTTAACCAGAAAAGGATTTGAACAAGTCGTGAACGAAGCGACCGACACAACGGTTTATTCTCTTGAAAAGATTGTAAATCTTCTGTCTAACTGCAATCCTAACGTGATTGAACTTCTTGGACTGCAACCGTGGCAATACATTTACATTACAGACGTTGGCGAAGAACTTGTAAAAAATGCAGACATGTTTTTATCAAAACGTGCAATTCATTCTTTCGGTGGTTATGCTAATGCGCAACTTCGTAGATTGCAGAATAAAGCAGTTCGCGGCGTCGGTCAGGAACAGCAGGAAATTCACATTTTAAACAGCATAGAGAACGCAAGGTATTCTTTTCCTGAAAAATATTTTGACTGTCCGGAAGATTCAATCAGGCTTTACATTGACAAAGCGGTTAATCCAGATTACATCACAGAAGTTTTCATGGATGTAAACTTAACACATTATCCGCTTAGGGATTATAAGTCGATGTGGTCTGAAATGCACTCCATAGCGAAAGAGTATTCAAAAAATATCGGACGAAGAAACCAGAATGCCATTGAACATGGCAAACTGTCAAAACATATGATGCATCTGGTTCGGCTATATCTGATGTGTTTTGATATTCTTGAATATGGGAAAATTGTTACGTACAGAGAAAAAGAACATGATTTCTTAATGGCAATTCGTAATGGAGCATATCTTGATGATGAAGGTCAGCCAAAGCAAGAGTTTTACGAGATTGTAGATGAATTTGAAAACAAACTGGAATACTGGAAAGAGCATACAAGCCTGCCGCCTAATCCGGACTATACAAGAATCAATGATTTCCTGATGAATGTAAATGAAAATATAGTTGTTAAAAACTATATTTTGTAAACATGGATAACAAAGAATGATTAAAACTATTGTAACTGAAATGACGCAGGGTAATTTTTCTTTTGCGATTTTAATTGTGGGGATTCTGCAAATAGTCGCAACAATAAAGAAGAAGTAACCAAGAAGGAAAATGTATGTACGAAAAAGTTTCGCCAAAGCATCCTGATAAGTTGGCAGACAGGATTGCAGGCGCACTTGTGGACTATGCCTATTCGGTAGAAGAAAATCCGAGGGTTGCTGCCGAAGTCCTAATCGGTCATGGCAAGTGTCATATTATCAATGAAACTTCTGTATCAGTTCCGATTGATGTTGTCGAAGGGATTGTTGAGAGAATCGCCGGAGATTTAGAAGTTGACTACGCGGAATATCCGCAGGATAAACACTTGTCTGATAATCAGGATGGACATTTGCGTTGCGGCGACAATGGCGTTTTCATGGGTGCGCCGATTACAGATGAACAGTTTAAACTTGCAGAACTTGCATATGATCTTTACCAGAAATACGATTCTGACGGTAAGTACATTATCGTTGAAGATGGTGTAAATGAGAAACTTATCATTTGCCAGAGTAACGCAGACTGGAAAGAGATCAAAAAGAAATTCCCTGATGCGGTTGTCAATCCGCTTGGCGATTGGACGGGTGGCACAGATGTTGACTCCGGTGCTACGAATAGAAAACTTGGTAGTGATATGGGGGATGGCGTGACTGGCGGCGGCATGTGTATGTCTGGCGATTCTGAATATATTGGTGAAGATTTAAAATGGCACAGAATAGATCAATACGATGGTGGGAAAATTGGTCAATGGAATAATGGCGTGCTTGAATTTGTAGAACCAATTGCATATTACAAGAATGAAAACGAGGAAATGTATCATATATACAATGATACAAAACTCTCGATGTGTTTAACATTAAATCATGAAGTTGTGCTTATTACAAGCAAAGGTAATTTTATAAAAAAACCGTTATTTTCGATTATTGAAAATATTAAGTGCGACTATGGTAGTGCTAGTAGTATTCCTCACTCATTTACATATAAAAATAATTGCCAATGTAGTAAGTTTAAAACGGATGATGAATATAGGTTGCAAGTAGCCTTTTGCGCAGATGGAACTATATTAAACTATGGAAACAAATGGTCTGGAAGAATTAGAGTTAAGAAAGATTATAAAAAGAAGCGTTTGAGAGATATTTTAAAGAATATGAAATATCTTGAAACTTATGACGGGGAATACAGTATTTTCTGGTGCGATCCTATTGTTAACAGTAAGTCATTATATGAATGTTTTCACGATGAAGATTTTGATATTTTATACGATGAATTATTTAAATGGGATGGAAGTGAAAAATATGGGCTGTTCAGAACTACAAAGATAGAAGATGCTGAATTTGCACAATTTGTATTATCTTCAAAAGGGGTAGTAACAGGAATTAACATTGCTGATAGGCTTGGCGAGGAAAAATCTGGTTATACAGTAAAATGCATTGAATATATAGTCCATCAATATAAATCTTCATATTCTCATTTGCGAAATTCCAAGGGGAACAAGATTATTGTTGATGAATTGCCAAAACAAAATAGCTATTGTTTTACAGTCCCAAGTCACAATTTGCTTGTTAGACACAACAATAGGATTTTTATAACTGGTAATTGTGGTAAGGACTTATCAAAGGCTGATGTTAGCGTGAACATCTTTTGTTTTCTTGCGGCGCAACAGTTTGGCAAGCGCGTAAAAATGTCATGCGCTATTGGTGATGATAATGTCGATGGCGTGCCGTTTGTAGAAATTGTAAAAGTTGCGAGAGATTATATTAGGCTTATCGGTGGATTTGAAAAGTTCGCTGAATGGGGATTGATTCGACCTGTAAAGGAGGATATGAAAATTGAGACTGACAAACAAATGGATTAACGGCGATTGTCTAACGGAGTTGAAAAAACTTGCAGATGAAAGCGTTGATATGGTAATGACTTCGCCGCCGTATCATAATCTTCGTGTTTATTCAAATGATCCGCACGATCTTTCAAATTGCGAAACGTATGAAGAATATTACTATCTTCTTGGTTTGGTAATTGCCGAATGTGGACGAGTGCTTAAACCTGGCGGCAAGTTTATCATGCAGTTTGAGGATTACAACTATACTCTTGGCAGAGATAACAAAATGGGGCAGGAATCCATTACTGGCGACATTAACAGTATCATGATTGAAAACAATTTCTCTCTGTGGACAAAAGCATTTTGGCGTAAGTATTCGGCGCAACGCGCTATGTTGGCTCAGGGCAATCTCTACTATAGAAATATGAAAGCCAGAGATACAATTCTTGCGGCAAATGTCGGATTTGTTTATGTCTATAAAAAAGCAGGCGATTGCGAACTTATCAAAGCGTCTGATATTACACTTGCTGAGTGGGCTGAGTGGGCTGATGGCGTTTGGAATATCGGCAATTCCGGCATTGGACACACAACTCCGTTTGCAGAAGATTTGGTTAAGCGTTGTATCAAGTTGTGGAGTTGTCCCGGTGATGTGATTCTTGATCCTTTTGCCGGTGCTGGAACTGTAAATAAAGTTGCTATAGAAAACCATAGAAGTGCAATCGGAATTGAACTTAACAAAGATTTCTGCGATTTAGCGGTCAATGAAAGATTCAGCAAGTGGGATGATAGCATTTATGAAACAGATGATAGCATTGACGAAATGAAGAAGCGTTTTAGTGTTGAACTTGAAAAGGGTAAAGAACAGAGTGTAAATGCTAAAGCAGCAAAAGAAGAACAGAAACAAGCGCAACAGAAAAAGAAAGATATTCGTGCTGAAATCAAAGAACTTGAAGCACAGCTAAAAACACTTGGGCTTAAAGCAAAAGAAATCAAGGAATTAAAAGAAAGTGCGGTAACGCAGGATGAATAATGTATGCAATATCAAGGCGGTAAATTCAGAGTATCGAACGAAATATCGGATACAATAGTACGCTATATGGGGGGGGGTACAACCTATTGAGATACCAAGGCGGCAAGTCCGCAATAGCGAAAGACATATCGAAACAACTGCTTTCGATGCGGGGGGGGCAGACTGCCTTGTGAGCCTGTTCTGTGGAGCCTGCTCGGTTGAAACAAAACTATCAACTTATTTTACAAACGTTATTTGCAATGATAACCATGAATATCTGATAGCACTTTTACAGGCGGTACAAGACGGATGGCAACCGCCTGTGAATATCACAGAAGAACAATACAGATATGTTTGCAATCATAAAGATGAAGATAAAGCACTTGCCGGATTTGTAGGATTCGCCTGTAGCTTTGGTGCAAAATGGTTCGGCGGTTACGCACGATCAAATGTCGAAAAGCGAAACTATGCGCTTGAAGGCAGAAATGCTTTACTTCGTGACAATAAATTGCTTCAAAATGTAAAGTTTACTTGTATGGATTATCAGGATGTTCCTTTACCAGAAGGGTGTGTGGTTTACGCAGACCCGCCATACAACAATACTACACAATACAGAAATGAAAAATTCAACAGTGATAGTTTTTGGGAGTATGCAAGGGAAATAAGCAAGACGCACATGGTATTCATATCTGAACTATCTGCGCCAGAGGACTTCGTTTCAATCTGGCATAAATCAGTAACAAGGACATTGGATGTAAATAAGAATAATTATTTCAGATCGGTTGAGAACCTTTATATACATAAATGTAACTTAATAGATAAAGCAAAGTAACGAGGAAAATAATTGAGATACCACGGTGGAAAGTCGAGAATAGCAAAGTATATCTCAAATGAAATCCTCTCCCGTGCGGGGGGGGCAGAATCGTTCGTAAGTTTGTTTTGTGGTGCATGTTCGGTCGAAGCGATTCTTGCACCACACTTTAAAAACGTAATATGTAATGACAATCATAAATATCTTATTGCTCTATTGCGTGGAGTGCAAAACGGATATGAACTGCCGGAAATTGTAACGGAAGAACAATACCGTTATGTGAAACAACATAAAGATGAAGATGAAATCCTATCTGGTTTCGTTGGATTTGGCACAAGTTTCGGTGGCAGATTTTTTGAAGGTTATGCACGCACGCATTCAGACAATAGAAATTTTGCAAAAACATCAAAACAATCTTTGTTAAAAGATAAAGAGAATTTAAAAGACGTTGTTTTTACATGTGAAGATTACCGAGATGTAAAGTTACCAGATGGCTGCATTATATATGCCGACCCGCCATATCACGGAACTAAGCAAATCGGGAATAAGAAATTCGATTCTGATTCTTTTTGGGAATACGCAAGAGAAGTTAGTAAAACGCATTTGATGTTCGTGTCTGAGTTATCTGCGCCAGACGATTTTATTTCTATCTGGCATAAAGAGATTACACGAACATTAGACGTAAACAAGAAGAATCAGTTTAAGTCTGTTGAAAACTTGTTTATACATAATACTCATAGAAGTTTAGTTTAACAAAATGGCTATACCAACAAATGATATTGCTCTGTATAACGGCGACTGCATAGAAGTCATGTCTGCGGGGGGGGGGGTGAAATACCCGATAAGAGCATTGACATGATTCTATGTGATTTACCATACGGAGTTTTAAATAAATCTAACCCTGGTGCTAAATGGGATTGTGTAATTCCTTTTGAAAAACTATGGGAACAATACAAAAGAGTCATCAAAGATAACGGCGCAATCGTCCTTTTCGGAAGTGGCATGTTCACTGCCGACTTAATGGAATCACAGCGAAAGTTATGGAGATATAACTTAATATGGGACAAGGTTTTAAAAACCGGATTTTTAAATGCTAATCGTATGCCGCTAAGACAGCATGAGGATATATGTGTTTTCTATAAAAAGTTGCCAACATACAATCCTCAAATGGTGAAGTGTGAACCGCACCAGAGGAATCATGGTAAAGGTAGTTGCGGAAAGCAAACAAATAATTGTTATGGCGAATACACTGTTTTGCCGACCGTTATTTCTGATGAAAAATATCCGACAAGTATTATTTCTATACCGAAACAGCATGATCGAGAAGGTGATTTACACCCAACGCAGAAACCTATTGAATTGTTAGAATGGTTAATCCGTACTTATACAAATGTAGGCGAAACAGTTTTAGATAGTTGCATGGGTTCAGGAAGTACAGGTGTTGCATGTGTAAACACAAACAGAAAATTCATCGGAATAGAGATTGATAAAAAGTTTTTTGAAGTAGCCCAAACGAGAATAAGAAAGGAAAATAAACATGAAACCAATTTATAAGCCAAAAGGTGCTGCGGGAGAGTACGGCGAATATGCGCTGAACATTTACTCCGGTTGCCCTCATTCATGTTTTTACTGTTATGTACCTTCTGTTCTGCATAAAGATAGAAGTAAATTCCATTCGGTCATTGAGCCGAGGAAAAACATTGTAGAAGAAACAAGGAAACAGTTAGAACGTGAAAAACTGACCGGCAAGACGATTCATCTTTGCTTTACATGTGACCCGTATCCGACAGGATGTGATACTTCTACAACAAGAGAGATCATCAAGCTATTAAAAGAATACGGAAATCATGTGCAGATTCTTACAAAGTCAATAGAGTGTAAAGATTTTGATTTGCTTGATAGTAATGATTGGTTTGGAATAACAGTTGATGGAATGAAAGAAGCCGATCTTTATTATAGCAACTTTAATCTTTTAAGTTATGTCAGACAGTTAGGTATAAAGACATGGGTATCGTTTGAACCTGTTATCGTTCCTGAAAATGTTTATGACTGCATTGCAAAATATCACAGTTTAATTGATATGGCAAAAATTGGGAAACTCAATTATCACAAGTCTAATGTTGACTGGAATCTGTTTGGTCATAATGTCGAGGCTTTGTGTAAAGAACTTGGCGTGAACTACTACATCAAAGACAGTTTAAGGAAAGAAATGCAATGAGGTGGATATGATTTCACTTGAAATACCAGTAGACAAAATTCCATTTATAAGAACGATTGAAGGGCGAAAATTCCACGATGGTAAATGGGAATTTCCAGACTATGCACTTCCGACTTTGAAACAGTATGGGCTTGTGCCGGATGATGTTAAGATAAAAGAAAAAGAAAAGCAGGTTTATGAGTTATCTCCATTCCTTCGTGAGTATCAAAAAGATATTGTGAACGCTTCTTTGAACGCTGGATGCTATGGGATTTTTGCGGATACTGGAACCGGCAAGACAGTATGCGGTTTAGAGGTTGCAAACCACTACAATAAAACACTCATTTTATGTCCGCTTTCTGTGATTGAAACGGCGTGGATTGACGATTGCCATAGGTTTTATCCCGAAAAAACCATTGTAAATTGTTGGTCAACTACACGATCTAATCGCATTGCATTGCTTAAGCAAGACGCAGATATTTATGTAATGAATTTTGAGAGTTACAAAATACTGAAGAACGAGATTAGGCAGGTTGGATTTGACTGCATGATTATCGACGAAAGTTCTGTAATGAAGAACATGAGTAGCCAGATAACAAGCGCAATCCTTGAAATGATAAACGTCATTCCGCACAGATTTGTATTGTCTGGTTGCCCTACGCCTAACCATAATAGTGAAATTTTCCCGCAGATGAAATTCGTCAATAATGAGATTTTTGGTAATAACTACTATGGATTTCTTGCGAGATATTTCCACCAGGATTTAGCGCAGCCGCATATCTGGTTTCAGACAGACGAGGATAAAGAAAGATATAATCTTCGTCTTAGCGAACAATCGGTATTCTTAAAGAAGGAAGATTGCGTTGATCTTCCAGAAAAAGTTTTTGAAGTCCGGCGATTCGACTTGCAAAAAAACCAGAAAAAATATTATTCGGAAATTGAAGAAGATATTCGTTCGCATATTAACGAATGGTCAAAGTTTGAATTTACTGCAAAACTGATGAAACTTCGTGAGGTATTAAGCGGATTTGTTATCGGCAAAGATGGCGAAATACATACATTCCAGACAAACAAAGATAAATTACTTGCAGATACATTAGAACAGATCGGGAATAATCAGGTTATCATCTGGTGCCAGTTTCATCAGGAGATAGAAAAACTTGCTGAAATGTTCGGTGGTGTCGGTCTTACATCAAAGACCAAAAATCGTGACGAAGTTATCAGAGATTTCAAGAATGGCAAAATCAAATATTTGTTTGTCCATCCGAAACTGTTAGGTAAAGGACTCACATTTACTAACTGTACATACAATGTTTATTATTCGTTGAGTTTTAGCTACGAGGAATTCAAGCAAAGCCAGGATAGAATTCATCGTATTGGTCAGAAAAATAAATGCACATACATAATCTTACAAGCACAAGATACGATTGATGAAAGAATATATAGTTGTCTGTTAAGAAAAAAAAGTGCAGTAGATGAATTGTATAACGAGATTGGATTAAAAGTAAGCTAACGGAATCTCGAAAAGCAATTAAACATTACTTATAAGAAAAAGGATGTTGGTGTGAAAAATGTTTGACATGACAAATGAAGAAGCTGTTAAGTGTTTAAATTCGGACTACGGTAAATATGATTGTAATGATTGTAGATTTTATACTATAGATGAATCCAGTCCATATAAAAAATGCACAAATGCAGAAGTATATAAAATTGCCATTGAAGCTATAAAGAAACAGATCCCAATGAAACCAGATGGGAAGTATACAACATGTAAATGTCCTGTTTGTGGCAGACGCGTTAGAAGCGGTCTTGGAAGTAGCAGCTATGGCAGACGCGATAATTTTTGCCAAAAGTGCGGGCAGAAATTAGATTGGGAAGGTATAGAGTAAATGGGAAACGAATCAAATGAAAGCATAGCAATAATGCGTTTAGGAGATATTAAGCGTCACATTGTAAACAATGATTGCGCCCATATCTTAAAAGAAAAAGATGTTTATTTAAGTTCGCTTGACACGGCGATTCAGGCACTCGAAAAGCGCATCCCGAAAGTACCGTATTTTATAAGTGACGGTTACGATCCTGAAGGCATGGAAGTATGGGATGCTCATTGCCCTGATTGCGAACACGAACTTGACGAAGAAGATATTTGTCCTAACTGTGGACAGATGATTGATTGGGAGAATGTTTAATGCCAGATAGAGAACATTTACGATACTTACAGGCACTTCCTTTAAATTTAAAGGTACAATTGACGAAACAAAGAATCAGGGAATGGGTGAATCATTACGGATTAGACGGTGTATTTGTTTCCTTTTCTGGCGGCAAAGACAGTACGGTGTTGTTGCATATTGCAAGAGAAATGTATCCAGAAATGAAAGCGGTATTTGCAGACACCGGACTTGAATATCCTGAAATCAGAGCATTTGTGCAGAAGTTTGGGAATGTCGAATGGATTAAGCCGAAGATGAATTTCAGAAATGTCATTGAAAAGTATGGTTATCCATTTATTAGTAAAGAAGTTTCTGAATGTGTATATGGTGCAAGAAAATACTTGACAAGCATTTTAGAAGAAGGCATCCTTGACAGACAGACAGACAGACAGACAGACAGACAGACAGACAGACAGACAGACGCGGCGCACCATACTCCTACTTCTATGATAAACTTACTGGAACTGGCAAGTACCAGAAGCCTAACGGAAATGTCGCGGGGGGGCTGATAACAAGTTTAGAAAACTCGCAGGAATTGGCGAATATACTCGAAGATCGAAGGGCGAACAGAAAGGGCGGTCAGAATCAACGACTGGCAAAAATGCTGGGAATGTTGACGAAAGATCAAACGATTCAGGCGAATATCCCTAAAAGCGATAGATCGCAATTTGCACAGACAAAATGGAAGTTTATGCTTGAAGCACCATTTGAGATTTCAAACAGATGTTGCAATGTAATGAAAAAATCTCCGATGCACTCTTATACAAGAAAAGAACAGAGATATGGCATTACTGCGCAAATGGCAAGTGAGAGCAGATTAAGAACGCAGGCATGGATACAACATGGGTGTAACGGATTTAACATGACAAATCCATTAAGCAATCCTATGTCGTTCTGGTTTGAACAGGATGTACTTCTGTACATTAAATTGAACCACCTGACAATTTGTTCTGTGTACGGAGATATTGTAAACGATGATGGTACACCTTATTCCCCAAACGAAGAACATGCGAACCTCGGCGTATTTGAACTTGAAAGACCGTGTTTAAAAACCACAGGATGTTCAAGGACTGGTTGTGTTTTCTGCGGTTTTGGTTGTCACCTTGAAAAATCAGGAGAAGGACGGTTTTTAAGATTGAAAGAAACACATCCGAATTTGTACAAGTATCTGTTTAAGCCGTGGGATGAAGGTGGTTTAGGATATAAAGAAATTATAGACTGGTTAAATGAACATGGCAATTTGAATATAGAGTATTAGATATGGGATTGTTTAAAAAATATATAGAGAAAAGAATTGATAAAGAGAAAGAAGAAATGATCGTTGCTTTTCGGAAAAATCCTATGCGATTTACGGAAGGTTATTATGGTGTGAGATACACACCGGCGCAAAAATTGTTTGGATATTGTTCAACGCAGCTATCTGCTTTTCTATGCGGCGTTAATGAAAAATATAGAGGTGGATATGGGAAATATTAAAGATTACATTCTTGAAGCAGCAAAGATTCTAACAGATCACGCAGACGAGATTCAGGATGATTTCAATAATAATAAAATTTCAAGTGTTGATATTACAATGTTTATCCATGCAGAAGATGAATACCCAACTTTAGACATTCAGAAAAGTTATATACCTATAAATTGATTAAGCATAATTTATAGATACATACAAATAAACACTTGCAATCTTATTGGAAAAGTGGTATAGTATATACCGTGAAGCGATACTTGTATAATCATTGAAAGGGGAAATCAAATGGTATTTTGTCCTATGTGTAATGGTTTGATGGGGCATGTTCGCAGATTTAATCTTAGCGGCAGTTATGAACTGTTCACTTGCGAATCGTGTTATTACGAAACAGTCCCTAAAAAAATTTCGCCTAATAAGTATATACAAAGTAATGCGAAAAGCACGAAAAAGAGAAAGGGGTTGAAGAAGACGGATGTACGCAGGTTACATAACAACAATAAAAGAATTACATAAGCACTCAAATGCCGATAGGCTTATGTGTACTACGATTTTCACAAACAATGTGATTGTCGATTTGAGTTACAAAGTCGGGCAGAGAGTTGTTTACTTTCCTGTTGATGGGCAACTTAGCGAGGAATATGCAACTGACAACAATCTGGTGAAGAAATATGTTCCGGTGTCAGAACTTAGTGACATTGATATTTCTACAAAGCAGGTATGCCAGAAAGACGGAATTGACGTTGTGAATGTCGGCGGTTACATGGATGCCGAAAAGAGAAATATCACAGCGTTAAAACTCCGTGGCGAGAAGTCCGATGGGTTGGTAATGCCGATTGAGTCTCTTTCAAAGTATACGGATATTTCCACTTTGAAAGATGGCGACATGATTACCGAGTTGAACGGGCATGAGATTTGCCGAAAATATATTCCGAAAAGACAGAGAAGCACAAATACAAACGGTAAGACTGACGGTAAAAAGAATAAGAAGGAACTTCGGTTTACTGTGTCTTATCCGTATTTTGCGGAACATATTGATACACAGCAGCTTGCCTATAATCAGGGTGCATTTAAACCAGGGGACACATGTTACATCACGCTAAAGATGCATGGCACATCCGGGAGAACGGCAAATACAATCCAGAACACGAAAAAGAAAAGAAACCCGATCTTAAAGAAAATCTTTCATCTGCGCGATAAAGACATTCGGAAGTTTGAACTTGTCAGCGGCACAAGGCGAACGACTTTAAGAAGTTACGATGGCGGGTTTTACGGGAACAATTCTTTCCGTGAAAAGTGGCATGAATTTTTTAAAGATAAGCTACCAAAGGGGATTGAAGTTTTTTATGAGATTGTTGGATATACCGATGGTAATAACACGATCATGGGTAGATGCTCCAACAGACTTGTAAAAGATAAAGCGTTCCAGAAACAGTACGGCGATGAAACTGTTTTCTCCTATGGTTGTGATGTTGGCGAGAATGATATTTTCATCTACCGCATGACAATGACAAACGAAGATGGTTATACGGTCGAGGTTCCGTGGGAACAGGTGCAGGTTATTGCAGACAAGATGGGATGCAAGTGCGTTCCGCAATTTGATAAGTTCATTTTTACAACATGGGATGATCTGATGCAGAGAGTTGAAAAATTCTATGACGGTGCAGACCCGATTGGAAAGACTCATATCAGAGAAGGTGTTGTTGTAAGAATTGATAACAGAGAAAAGTTTACTGCATATAAGCACAAAAACTTCAGTTTCAAAGTTCTTGAAGGGTTGATAAAAGATACTTCTGATGCACCGGATATGGAAGAAGCAGAAGAACTGATTGGAGTTGATGCCGATGAATAAACCGGAATTTGTTATGTTGGTCGGTTTGCCTGGTTCTGGTAAGTCTACATACGCTCAAACACTTACCGGAACACACAATATTCATTCGTCAGATTCAATTCGTAAAGAGTTATTTGGCGATGAAAACGAAAACTCGAAAGAGTGCAATGAAAAGGTTTTTAACACATTGCACGAAAGAGTCAAACAGAATCTTTGTGATGGCAAAAATGTTGTGTACGACGCAACAAATTTGAATCGCAAAAGAAGGATTGCATTTCTAAAAGAAATTAAGAATATCAACTGCACAAAGAAATGTGTAATGGTCGCTACTCCATTCTTCTTGTGTCAAGTGAATAATAAGACAAGGTATCGAGTTGTTCCGCAGTATGTAATGGATAGAATGTATAGATCTTTTCAGCCGCCTTATTACAATGAAGGATGGGATGAATTAGATATTATTATATCTGAAAAAGAAGTGTGGTTTAGAGATTATAAAATTGATGTTTTGTATAACAGAGCGAGTGGAATTATTCGCTTTAACCAGAATAATAAACATCACAATTTAACACTTGGCGCTCATTCGCTGAATGTTGCATCCGCATTGATGAAAAAAACTGGAAAAGAATCAATGTTTTATGCCGGGTTGTTACATGATGTTGGCAAAATTTGTACGCAGTCAGTCTTAAACAAAGACGGTAAATGCGATGGAGATTGCCATTATTATAACCATAGCAATGTCAGTGCATACGAATCGCTTTTTTACATACTTAATGACTATAAACCAGAAGATGGCGAAGATATTGTAAATACCGCACTTTATGTTGCATCTTTGATTTATTTTCATATGCACCCATTTAATAAACAGTGGAATGACACAGATAGCAAAATAAAAAGGTTAAAAGCGCAGCTTGGCGAAAATTTATATAACGACATTATGATGCTTCACGAGGAAGATAAGTTGGCTAACTAAAGGAGTTTATATGTTTTTTCATCACAGTACCACACCGAATAATGACATGTTTCAATACATGTATACAATGTGTCGTGGTCATCCCGAATGTAAAGATTGCGCATTTGATAAAGGGAAAGTAGTTCAAGATGAAGGCGCACAAAACAAATACGTTTGTATATCAAGCGCATATAGGTATTTCAATGAACAAAGAACAGGAAAAGAAACTGACGAACGCGATAAGAACACAAATGAAGCAACTTAGAAATTCTTCTATTGCTGGTGGTATGAGAACTTCGCTTGCTGTTGTCTATGACATTATTCAGAAGGATATTTCAGATGCGGAGAAGATAGATCAAATTCGCTCATTTTGTGAGACTGGCTTAGGAAAGAAATGACAAGAAAGCAGGAATTATTTAATTTATATACGCAAAATAAAAGTAAGATGGGAGATAAAAAGTTTGGCATTGAATTAAAGATCCATATGCCAGACGATGAAATAGAAACCATCTATAATCCCAATGCGCACAACAAAATGAAGTATATCAATTCTGTTTATAATGATAATCTTGTCCACCAGAATAGCGAACAGATATACATTGTTGGCGCAAAGTTTGTAGTGTAATAGGTGAAATATGGCAGAAAAGAAGAAAGGAATCTTTGCAACGCTTAGTGCGATTGACACAAAAGATAAGGTAAAAGAGAAGAATGGATTAAAATACCTGCCGTGGTCTGCGGCAATTAAACTTGTGAAGGATATTTACCCTGATACACATATTAATGTTGTTCCGCAGATTGTCGATGCCGAAACTGGAAATACAAGACCTTGGCATGACGACGGAAAGACTGGATGGGTAGAAGTTGAAGTTACAATCAATTGTGATGAAGAAGGAAATGAAGAAACGTGTTACGCAAAGGAAATGCTTGCAATCATGGATTTTAAAAACAAAGCAATTCCGGCAGAGAACATTACTTCAGTTGATGCAAATAAGAGTATTAAGCGTTGCATGGTGAAGGCATTTGCTATTGCCACCGGTTTAGGCGTGCATATTTACTCTGGTGAAGAACTTCCGGATGAAGTCGCAAATGTGATTAAACTTCAAAATGAGTGTATGGCACTTATTAAAAAGAAGTGTGCGCTGTCACCTGCCGCTACAGAAAAGGTTAGCGAAATTTGCAAATCTGTTGACGAAGAAGCAAATGGTGATCCGCGACTTATCGAAGATGTTGATACTCTAACAGATTTAAAGAAACGCTTAATGGCAGTAAGAAAGTAAAGAAAGGAAAACAAAATGGGTTTTAGACAAGGAGCCTTTGCGCGAGTATTCAGTGTTGAAAATAAAGGTAAATATTCGCAAGGCAGAATTTCAATCAGTAGGAAAAATAAAGAAACCAACGTATATGAAACAGAATTCCAGGATGGATATGTTCGCTTCGTTGGCGAGGCACATCAGAACATCATCACAGCAGGACTTCCAACACCAGCAGAGTACAACAAGGATGTTCACAAAGGTATCACAATTAAGATCAATTCCTGCGACGTGACGAACTTCTTCATGGGACAGGATGGCAAAGCATCATACACACCTCATTATACAATTTTCGGGTTTGAATTCCCCGACGCTGCGCCGAAGAGCGCAAATACACAGGATAATAATGCCACTTCCGCTACAGGCGGTCAGGGAGTAAACGAATTTATGAATATCCCTGATGGCATTGACGAAGAACTGCCTTTTAACTAATTTTTTGCATGTCGTTAAGTGGCTATTATAGCCACTTAGCGTGTCAATAAAATGGGTATTTCATTGATATGAGGTGTGTAAATGGATACTAAAGACAACATCATAACATTTGAGAATCTTTTGACAAGTGTAAAACGAGATGGAATTGATAAACTTCTCGAATTTATCCGTAAGTCAGATTTTTATACCGCTCCGGCAAGTACAAGGTTTCATCTTGCAGAAGAAGGTGGTTTGCTTCAACACAGCCTTGACGTTTACTATTGTCTGAAAGATAAGTTAAAGAATCCTACGTGGGATAAAACGCTTCAATATGTCGATGATGATTCAATTATTATTGTTTCACTTCTACATGATATTTGCAAAACATACACGTATGGGAAAGGAACTAAAAACCAGAAAACATACGATCCCGAAAAGGTGGCAAGAGCAGATTTCAAATCCAGAAAGAAAGATTCTCAGGGAGAATATATTTGGGAAACTGTGCAATGCTACACACATGATAACAAGTATCCAATAGGTCACGGAAGTAAGAGCGTTATTTTCTTAATGAAATATATTTCGCTTTCCATGGAGGAAATCGCTGCTATCATGTGGCATATGGGTTCATATTGTGATAGCGCACAATGGAATGAACTTGGACAGGCGTATGAAAAATATCCGCTTGCGCTTGCGCTCCACCAAGCAGATATGGAGGCAACTCATATCTTAGAGGTTAGTAACAATGGCTGAAAAGATGCGCATTAAAAAGTGCCAATATGGGAAACATTGTAAACATGGTGGCATAATAAATCTTGACGAAGATGAATGCTGTGTTAGCGGCAAGGACAACAATAGATACTATCATCCAGACTGTAAAAAAGAAAAAGATGTTATGCTTGAAATCATTGATTTCTGGTATAAAAACGTAGACGAAAATCCTATCTTTAATCAGTTGAGAAGGACGATTGATCGACTTGTTTATTCGGATGGATATGACGCAGAGTATGTTTTGTTCGCATTAAAAGCAAAATACAAATATTTACAACATCCACCTGGTTTAGTCTATGCGGTTAAAGACAGTAAAGTTTCCCGTGAGTGGGATATAGCACATAAAAGCGTGCAGGCAGCTGTTGTTAAACCAGAGATAAAAGCGGATACCGTTTTTAGTTATGCTACTCAGAAAAAAAGTAAATTTAGTGATATTTTTGGAGATTAAAAATGAATGGATATAGCTGAACTGTCCGATATTCAAGCAGAATCCGGCGTTATAGGAACATTGATTTTTCATCCAGAGTATGCACTAAGTTCAGACCTTTTTCTAAAGGCAGGACATTTCTATAATATTGAAAATGGGTGTGTCTATTGGGCGATTCTTGAACTTGTAAACGAAGGAATATCAAACATAGATGCACTCAATTTGTCTAATAAGTTAAATTCAAACAAAGCCGTTAAGAATACGATAGAGAGATATAACCTTCCTGCGGTTCAGGAGTTTATAGAGTTATACAAAGAACTTGCAAGACATTCGATTGAAGAATATATGATGCTTGCAAAAACGATTACGGCTTTTGCTTTTAAACGAAAGTTGTATAAATCCTTAAATATCCTTTGCGGTAAATGTTTTGATAAGACACTTTCTTTAGATGAACTTAATGGTGAAGTTTACAAAGAATTAGACGATGTTACTGCTTCATTTGTTTGCAGTTCAGATGAAAAACTATTAGGAGATGAACTTGACGAAATATGGGAAGAAATAGAGGGTGGAAGGACTGGTAACGGTTTGTATGGTATCCCATCAAAATACCCATCTTTAAACAGATACTTTTCATATGAAGCCGGGGAATTGGTTGTTGTACAGGCGAAATACAAAGAAGGTAAATCTGCATTCCTCATGAATGAAGTTGTTCATAAGATGATGAACGGCGTTCCTGTACTTATAGTTGATCGTGAAATGCGAACAAGGTTATATGTCGAACGACTTTTATCTCACCTGACTGGCATAGAAGTTAAGCGAATAAAAAGCGGCGACTATAGTGAAGAAGAAGGAAAAAAGATAGAGAGTGCAAAACAATGGATTAAGCAGCAAAAAATGAAGCACATTTATAAACCGGAACTTACAAACAATGAGTTATACACTATATGTAAATTCTGGATAAATAAGATCGGGGCAAAGTTCATTGTATTTGACTATCTAAAAAGTAATGAATCGGATACCGGTGTAAACTACAATGTGCTTGGTAAACAGTGTGATTTTCTCAAAAACAAGATTGCCGGAGAATTAAAAGTTGCTGTCCTTGCGGCGTGCCAGTTGAACAGGTATGGTGAAGTTGCGGATAGCATAAAGATAAATCAATACCTGTCTGTGGCTATTAAATACGGTCACAAGACGAGAGAACAAATAGCAAAAGACGGTGCTGAGTGTGGCAATGTTTATGCAAAAGTTTATGTAAACAGACTTGGCGAACATGCCGACGAAGACGATGAAAACGATTATGTTGATTTGTATTTCGATGGTTCAAGAATGACAATATCAGAATGTAGACAGCATATTACAGAAAATGTATTTTAGGGGTTCGGCATGACGTATGAATATGATGACGAAACATTGCGGAAAATAAATGACAGTGTTGATCTTCTTAAATATGTCAGTCAGTCTATAGAAATGGTAAAGAGCGGCAAAGAATATTTTGGTCACTGTCCGTTACATATAGATAAAACCCCTTCATTTTCTATAACGCCAGAAAAGAATTTGTATTATTGTTTTTCATGCGGCAGATCGGGCGGCATTATAAAATTCCTAATGGAATATGAAAACATGTCATTTGCAGATGCTGTCAAAAAAGCAGCCAAAATTGCAGATATTGATTTGTCGAAAATGTGCCGATCAGAAACAATAACATTCCTGCGAAGATGTAAAACGTCTGCGATTAAGAAAAAGAAACAAGAACACGAAATATTAAACAGTAATGAACTTTGTAAATATAAATCTGGCGAAATAACAGAATGGATACAAGAAGGGATAAGTCAGGATGCTTTAAATCTATTTGATGTACGAATAGACGAACGAGCAAACAGAATCGTTTATCCGGTTTATGATACAGACGGACAACTGATAAATATAAAAGGCAGAACGAGATTTAAGAACTTCAAAGAATTGCGTATCCCGAAATACATAAACTATTATCCTGTTGGCACGATGGATTATTTACAAGGTTTGAATATAACACTTCCTTATATAAAGCAGGCAAATGAAGTCATTTTGTTTGAATCTGTGAAGTCTGTTATGAAAGCATACGGCTGGGGGTATAAAAATTGCGCGTCAGTTGAAAAGCATACTCTCACAGACGAACAGATAAAGTTGATTGTAAGTCTGCGAGTTGATGTTGTACTTGCGTTTGATACAGACGTTAGTTACCAGGAACGCAATTTGCGAGATTGTATTAACATACTCAAAAGGATAACCAACGTATATATTATCAGAGACAGAATGAAATTGCTTGGCGGTAAGGAAACAAAGAATTCTCCCGTTGATTTGACGCAGGAGATATGGGAAATGCTTTATAAAAACAAACAAAAAATTATATAAGTATGAGCGATTATAAAGACAAAATTGATAGCATGGTCTGGTCGCATTCAAGGATAACGAGTTATACGCAGTGTCCGTATAGTTTCTATTTAAGATATATTATTGACGATGATGACCAGTATCTATCAGAAGGGAATTACTATGCGGAAGTAGGAATATTTGTTCATTCCATTTTGGAAATGATATATAATGGCGAACTTAAATACGAAGATGCTTTAAATTATTTCATAGATAATTTTGACGATAATGTTTTTTATGAAACACGTCAAAGTGTTATGGATAAAACATATGAAGCGTGCGCAGATTATTTTGCGGAAGTTGATCTTGATTTAACTGAAAGGGCAGACATTCTTGGAGTTGAACTTAAAATAGATACTTCGATTGGTGAATATAAATTTACAGGATATATTGATTTATTGCTGAGAGATAAAGAATCTGGCGACATATATATAGTTGACCACAAAAGCAGTTCTTATCCGTTTAAGCAGGATGGTAAATCTGTAAAGAAAAAAGATCAAAGTAGTTTTCTAAAGTATAAACATCAGATGTATTTGTACTGTAAATACGTCTTTGAGGTTTATGGTAAATATCCGAAATGGATTGTTTGGAACCATTTTAAAGATGGTAAGTTTGCGAAGATACCATTTAATAAAGTTGAATATGACGAAGCATTAGAATGGTATAAAAATCAGATTCACACAATCGAATGTGATAACGACTTCGAATCGAACCGTGAATTCTTTTACTGCACGCAATTATGTAACTTTAGAGCAAGTTGCGAATACAATACGGAGTAATATATGTCAATGTATATCCCATTCCACATGCATTCAATGTTGAGCAATGGAACGACAAACATTGATAGCATTACAGATTTCCATGATTACATAAAAGCCGCAAAAGAGTGCGGGATGCCTGCGCTTGGCATAAGCGAACATGGATCATTATTTCATTGGGTAAAGAAAAAAGAAGAAATAGAAGCTGCCGGATTAAAATATCTGCACTGTATTGAAGCATATATCACAGAAGATACAGATGATACTTGTAAAACTTATGAAGCAAAGGGGATAATGCCAGATATTCCGGTTGTTAAGTTTGACAAATATGAAATAAGTGGCGATGGTAAATATCTTGCACATGTAAAAAGGTGTGATTATTCAATATTACAATCAAAAGAAACAACAAGTGAATATGTTGATATTTGGATTGATGAAGAAACGATAAAAACATTTTATATCAAACAAAGAGATAATTACCACTGTGTTTTAATTGCCAGGAATTACGATGGCGTAAAAGAAATCAATAAACTTGTTTCAAAATCTTTTAACAGAAACGATTATCATTTCTATTATATGCCACGTATCTCGGTAGATGAATTATGTAACACAAGTGATAATGTAATAATCACAACCGCATGTTTGGGCGGGATACTTCACAAAGGAACTAATACCGCAAAGGATAGATTTCTTGCATTTATAGCGGCGAATAAACATAGATGTTTTCTTGAAATACAACATCATAACGTGCCGGAACAGATCGAATATAACAGATATTTATACGATGTTAGCAAGGCAACCGGTGTTCCGTTAATTGTTGGGACTGACACACATGCACTAAATGATCTACACATGGAAGGGCGGTCAATTCTCCAGAAATCAAAAGGCGTATTCTTTGCCGATGAAGAATTATGGGATTTGACATTTAAAACACCAGATGAATTATTAAGTGCATACAGAAAACAAAATTCTCTGCCGATTGATGTTGTTGAACAAGCTATGAATAATACGCTTTTAATGGCGTCCATGGTTGAAGAATTTAAACTTGATTATTCCGCTAAATATCCGAAATTATATCCTGATTCTGAAAGCGTTTTTAAGAAGAAAATCAATGAAGGAATTATTCGCCGTAAGGTAACAAAACTACCAAACTATAAAGAGTATGTTGATCGTGTTCATTATGAATACGATACATATAAACATAATAACGCTATTGATTTTATGTTGCTTGAAGAAGATTACAAATCTGAAATGCGGAAACGCGGAGTAAGATTTGGATATAGCCGTGGTTCTGTTTCTGGCAGTATCATCGCTTATCTTCTTGGTATCACAGAAATTGATAGTATCAGGTTTAATCTAAACTTTGAACGCTTTATGAACACAGAGCGTGTCAGTCTTGCAGATGTAGATACAGACTGGTACTCAGAGGATAGAAAAACCGTTAAAGATTATCTTTACCAGAAACAAGGGTTGTATTGTTGCGATATTGTTACATTCAATACGATTGCGCTAAAAGGTGCAATCAAAGATGTAATTCGTGGACTTCATAGAATCAATGTTGAAAGACTTGATATGCCAGAAGATTTAAAACGGCGTATCAAAGAATTTGAAAAGGCAAGCAAAGAGCAGAACGGTTCTGGCTATACTGTTGAAATGCCTACTGAGTTAAAAAAGGAATTTCGCGCCTGTTATATCAAAGGCGCTGTTTTTAAAGAAGTTCCTTATGATTACATTGAATTTTCTGATGAAGTAATTTCGTTGGCAGAAACAGATGAAGAAGCGGCAAGAGAGAAATATCCGAGAATATTTAAATATGTTGATCTTGTAAATGGCGTAGTTGTTTCTGTAGGCAATCATCCTGCCGGGTGCGTTGTTTCTCCGTTTCCTGTGGATGAATGGTTTGGAACATTCACAACGGCAACAAATGAATATCCGATTTCGTTGTTAAACATGAAAGAGATTGATTCTCTTAACTTCGTGAAATTGGACATTCTTGGATTGGACAATATCGGATTGATATACAAAACATGTGATCTTGCTGGTATACCATTTGCAACGCCAGATAATATTCCAGAAGATGATGAAGCTGTCTGGCAAAGCATTAAAAATAACACGACAATGATTTTCCAATGGGAATCACAAAGCGCAACAGCATATCTGCGTCAGCTTTTCAGTGATGAAACCATAGCGAAAATCAGAAAAGAAAATCCTAATGCTTCATATATGGATTTGTTGTCAATCGGAAATGGCGCAATCAGACCTGCGGGAGAATCATACAGAGATAAACTTGCAAACGGCGAATATGCGGCATACGGTAACAAAGCGTTAGACGATTTCTTAAAATCAACATTAGGTTGGCTTGTATATCAGGAACAGATTATAGAATTTCTTCATTCGTTCTGTGGTTACACAATGGGCGAAGCCGATATAGTCCGGCGAGGATTTGCAAAAAAGACAGGCACAGAGAAGTTTATTCCGAAAATCAAAGAAGGGTTCGGGAAAACAATGTTAGAAAAATTCAATGTGCCAAAAGAAGAATCAGACAAGATTATTGTAAACTTCATTCAGGTTATCGAAGATGCAAGTTCTTATCTGTTTTCAAAAAACCACGCAGATCCTTATTCATGGATTGGATATATCTGCGGTTATCTCAGATACTACTATCCATTAGAATTTATAACATCTGCGCTGAACATCTTTAAAGATAAAGAAGATAAATCTCTGGCTATTATTGATTATGCAAAAAGCGTCGGGATCAAAATTTCTTCTATCAAGTTTAGACATTCAATTGCGGACTATAACTTTAACAGAGAAACGAATGAGATATACAAAGGGTTAGCATCAATCAAGTATATGAATTCGCAGATAGCAGATGAAATGTATGCGCTGCGGAATAACAGTTATAAGACATTTATCAATCTGTTATGTGACTTAAAAGAAAAAACGTCACTGAATTCAAGACAAATAAAAATCCTGATCGAATTAGATTTCTTTGAGGAATTTGGCGAATGCAATTATCTATTGTGCCTATACGAATTGTTTGAAAAATTCTATGGGAAAAAGCAAATTAAAAAAGATATATTAGACAGATACAAAATCAGTCATGATATTGCAAGACAGTTTGCCGGAAAAGAATCTGAAAAGATGTTTACCGGAATGAACATGATGTTAATGCTTTCATGTGTCGCACAAAGACTTAGATGCCAGAAGCGAACGCTTGGCGAAAAGATTCAAGCGCAGGTTAATCATCTTGGTTATGTAGATGTAACCGGTGATGAATACAGTGGTATGGCGTGCGCATTAAGTATTGACAGCAAGTATGCGCCAAGGTTGAAAATGTACTCTTTAAAGAACGGAAATACGCTTGAATGTAAAATAAGCAAACGTGACTTTAACAAAAATAAGATAGTTACCGGAGATATTGTAAGAATCACACGAACGGAATACAGACCAAAGGTTAAGAAAAATTCCGATGGTGCTTTTGAAGAAATCCCTGGTACAAGAGAACTGTGGATTATTGGTTATAAAGTCATGCAAAACATTTAAGCTAATACGTAGTATCAAATAAACATGATAAATATGTAGGAGATAATATATGATTCTCGTCATTGTTGGTGAAAGTGCTGGAGGTAAGTCAAGTGTTGCCGATTACATTTCGGAAACATACGGACTTGAAAAAATCGTTACATATACGACAAGACCTCAAAGAGTCTATGAAAGAAATGGAAAGGATTATCATTTTATTACAGAAGAAAAATATGAGCAGTTAAGCGAGAAAGGGTTCTTTGCGGAAACTGCAACATATAACAACTGGCACTATGCAAGTGCTGTTGATAGTTACAAAGGTGATAAAATCGTCGTACTTACTCCTAAAGGATTGCGACAAATTAGGAGTAAAAAAATTCCAGGGATTTTCTCTGTTTACATAAATGTTCCTCGCAAAGATCGAATGATTAAGTGTTTAGAAAGGGGTGATAGCATTGAAGAAGCGTACAGACGGAATTTAAGTGATGTTGGACAATTTGACGGAATTGAACTTGAAGTTGATCTTGTTATTGACAATCCGGAATACAAAAGAAGCATAAGAAATATTTCTGAAACTATTATGGGGTATGCACATTGAAAACAAAGAAGATATACACATGCGGAAAAATGAGTGGCATTCCTTATGAAAAACAAATGGGATGGAGAGAAAGCATCGAATATGAATTAGTAAGATGCGGAGGTCGTGATAATTTCGAGTTTATTCACCCGCCGAGATTCTACAATTACGAACAGAATCAACATCAGAGTGAGAGAGAAATCCTTGAATGGGAAATGGCACAGGTTCACGATAGCGATATTGTTGTTGTCAATCTTAACCAGATAGATACAACGATTGGTTCACACATGGAACTTGGCGCGGTTCAAGCAATTAACATGTTTGGCGATAAGCATATCTTCGTAATTGGTATTGGGAAAGCTGAAAATCTGCATCCGTGGATTAAAGAAGTATGTATGAGGATTGAAGAAAACGAGGGTGATGCTGCGTTATACATCAAAGATTATTTATTGTATTAAGAGGATTTTCTATGGATGTGATTTTATATAGTACAAACTGCCCGAAATGTAAGGTTCTCGAAAAGAAACTTGATAGCGTTGGAGTTGATTACAGAGTTGTAACTGATGTTGATGTTATGGAGAAAAAAGGTTTTTCTTCTGCGCCAATGCTTGAAGTTGATGGTGAAGTGATGGAATTTGGGAAAGCGATTAAATGGATTTCTGCTATACAAAAGCAGCAGAAACAACAATCATTCCAAGGAACGATGTGTTGTTAAACGGAAATCCAGTTGATAGGAAGGCAGTTGAATGGTAAACACGGAGTAATTGTAAATGAAAATTGACATAAAGTTAATGAAGAATTTTGTTTCGCAATATAACAAATTGCAGACAGAATTCGGTACATGTATTGCGGGATTGAATGGATTTGATGATGGTCAGCTTAGTTACACTGATTTCATTGATAATTTCATAGATAAAACCGTTGTTGCAGATGCAAGCGTTGATGGCAATTCAAATGTTAGTCATAAGGATATTGTAACTCTCGAAAGAGAAATGCCTAAACCACATGCGAAGCTACTTGCATTTAACAAGATTTATTACGAACTTACTAAGAAATTTGGTTTTAAAGTTGCTAACGAATGGTTGCGAATGGAATGGATGGGACTGCTATACATGCATGATGCTCCATCTTGCACATTCAGAAGTTATTGCTTTGCGTATGATCTAAAGGATTTAGCCGAAAAGGGGTTGTACTTTATCGAAGGGCAGAATCCAGAACCGGCAAAGCATTTAACAACGTTTGTTGATTTTGTGAAAGAGTTTGTAAGTTTTGCGTGTAATCGAACAAGCGGTGCGGTGGGCTTGCCGAACATAATTCCTTATATGTTCTACTTCTGGAAAAAAGATGTTGATAAGGATTATCTCGGAATTAGAACATCACATAATGAAGAATATTATGCAAAACAAAACTTTCAGAGATTTATTTATGCGGTATCGTAGATTTGCCGTAAAATATCTTTTCCGTTTATCAGCGGGGTACTCAAAAGAGTGCTAACGAGGAAGGCTTATAGAAGTAGGGTGTCTATATGTTAATCTCGTGGGAAAATTTTCGTAAAGTATAAAAAATTAGAATATGAAAAAGGATATATATGTAATCAGGAATACAGTCAATAACAAGTGTTATGTCGGGCAAAGCGTTGACTATAAACTTAGATTTAGAAAACATTGCGAAGAAGCAAGAAGAAATAATTATACATACAAAAGTTATCTATATAATGCAATGAATGAACTTGGAATAGATAATTTTTATGTTGAATTATTAGAAAGCCAAGTTGAGGATTATAACGAGAGAGAAATTTACTATATAAATAAATTTAATTCATTAAGACCGAATGGATATAACTTGGCGAGAGGCGGTGAATGGTATCCAAATCTTGCTGGGACAGAACACCATAATGCAAGAATAACATCTGACGATGTGTTAATGTCGATCATAGATGAATTAAAAAATTCAAGTTATTCTCTAACAGAAATAGGAAAACATCACGGTGTAAGCTACAGTGTTATCCATGATATAAACAACGGCGTAACATATATACAAGATGGAATTTCGTATCCTATAAGAGAATTCACGTTATCAAAAGAAAAATTCGATAGGCTTGTATTTGATCTTAAATATTCGACAATGCAATATAGCAAATTAGGATTCTTGTATAATTTGTCAACCAATCAAGTAAAAGCTATAAACGCTGGAAGAAGCTGGCATAAAGAGTATATACAATATCCAATACGTCAAGTTGTGTTTAGAGGCACTGATAATAAATATTCTAATATTCAAAGAGATTTATTATCAACTAATAAAACATTCGAAGAACTTGCTAAAAAATATTCGTGTTCAGAGAGCACAATTAGGCGAATAAATACTGGCGAGACGGCGAAAAATAATAATTTTAAATATCCGCTTAAAAGAGTAGGAATGCTTTCATCAATGGATATTTACAAAATTCATAAATTATTATTAAGCAGCACAATGTCAATAAATGAGATAGCAAGGAAATATCGCGTGTCTGAGCCTACAATAAAACGAATAAACTCTGGCAAGACAAAAAAATATATGGACGAAAAATTTACATATCCTTTACGAAAATAAACCTGTATCGACTATCCACGTATAGTGGAGTACGAATTGCTATTGATACGCATTTGGAAATGGATATTTGCATATTGATGAATATGTATAAAAAATAGTCAGGCTTAATAAAAATCATAATATTAAGGAACAAACGAAATCAACCCTATGTAAGAGACGGATCGCAGAGTGCTTTCACGAACACTTCTGTATTCGACCATAAATATTTTGAAGCATTATTTGGCGGTTCTGTTTTCCCCGATGAATCGTTTATGATTGATTACGAAGAAGATATTATTCAGTTCCAGAAATGGTACATGGAAGTAATGTCTGAAATCAGAAGCACAAACATGTTCACGTTTCCTGTCTCAACAATTTCTCTATTAAGGCAGAACGGTAAATTTGTAGATGAAGATTTTACAACATGGGCTATTAAGCACAACATGAAATGGTCTGATTCTAATTTGTTTATTGATAGTTCTGTCAATAGCTTATCGAATTGTTGTAGGCTTAAATCGAATATTGAAGATTTGGGATATTTCAATTCCATCGGCGGGACTGCATTAAAGGTTGGCTCCGTAAAAGTCAACACAGTCAATCTCGCAAGAATCGCTTTAGATACAAAAACAGAAGAACAGTATTTAGAAGAATTAGAGCATAGAGTTTATATCTGCCTGTGCGCACTGGATTCAGTAAGACACATTATTAAACGTAATGTTGAAAAAGGTGTCCTTCCTAATTTCTCTTATGGGCTAATAGATTTTGAGCATCTTTACAATACTATAGGATTTATTGGCATATATGAAACCATGAAGAAATTCGGATACACCGAAAAGGATACGTTCGGCAATACATATTACACAGATAAAGCGTTTGCATTCGGCAAAAAGATTTTTGAAACCATGCGTAAAACCGCAGATGAATTTATCAGTGAATACGGTTGCGATTATCAGATCAATACTGAACAAATCCCTGGTGAAAGTGCGGCGGCAAAACTTATGCTGAAAGATAAATTCTTCTACCCTCGCGCATTGATATATGATTTGCCGCTTTATGGCAATCAGTTTATCCCGCTTGGAATTAAAACGACACTACAGGAACGCATAAGAATTGCAGCAGAATTCGATAGATACTGCAATGGCGGTTCTATCCTTCATGTCAACATTGATGCGCCGTTCGCAAACTACGATCAGGCACGAAAGATGGTTGATTATATTGCAGAACAAGGCGTTACCTACTTTGCGTTTAACACAAAGATTCAAGCGTGCGAAAACAATCATGCGTTCTACGGAGATATTTGTCCTGAATGCGGCGGTCTTGTCGATACTGAATATACAAGAATCGTTGGGTTCTACACAAAAGTTAAATCGTGGTCAACAGAGAGATCAAAGGAATACAAGATGCGCAAATGGGAATCAATAAATGGCGCAGAAGGGATTCACAATGATTGAAAATATTACGATTAAAGGAATTATTGACGAGGATTTTGTAAATTACAAAGTCCCGTCAATGGTTCTCGAATTTCCATACTGTACATTTAAGTGTGGTAAAAAATACTGCCAAAACGCAGATATTGTTACAGACAAAACAATCGAAGTAAGTATTAGGTCGCTTTGTGAACGATATATAAATAACGGTATTACAGAAGCTATTGTGTGTCAGGGTATGGAGCCAATGGACAGCTTTGATGAATTGATAGAATTTGTTTCTGTTATGCGGAATGAATTTAAAGTTGATGACGATATTGTTATTTATACCGGTTACTATCAAAGCGAATTAAAAAAGAAAAAATACTACGACATTTTAAAACAATTCCGAAACATTGTTGTTAAATTCGGAAGATACAAACCAAACCGTAAATCGCATTATGATTCAGTTCTTGGCGTAAATCTTGCGTCAGATAATCAATATGCAAGGAGAATAAGTTAATTGAAACAGATCGCAAAATTTGAAAAAGTATCATACGAACAGTTCAAAAAAGATTATTTAAATGTAGCAGATGTAAGCGAAGATAGGGTTAAAGAAATTTACGAAGGAATTAAACTGCCGAAGCGTGCGACAACTGGCAGTGCAGGATATGATTTCTTTGCACCGTTTTATATTGTTCTTCGTCCTGGTGAAACATTAAAATTCCCTACCGGAATTAGAGTAAAAATTGATGAAGGTTGGGTACTTAAACTTTATCCGAGAAGCGGTCTTGGTTTTAAATATAGGATGCAGCTTGATAACACAGTTGGCATTATTGACAGTGATTATTATTACAGTGACAACGAAGGACATATGTTCGCAAAAATCACCAATGATACACTGGAAGATAAAATGTTTACAGTTGATGTTGGTGACGCTTATATGCAAGGGGTGTTTGTTGAGTTTGGCATTACAAAAGATGATGATGCAAACGGTGTCAGGAATGGCGGTTTCGGAAGTACAAATAAGAAGTAAGCTATGAAGATAGGAATTATAGATGCAGACCTTCTCCGAAAAAAGAAGCATCGTTTTCCGAATCTCGCATGTATGAAAATATCTTCTTATTATAAATCAATGATCGGTCGGGGGGGGGGTACAACTATTAAATAGTTATGATTCTATTTCTGGTTATGATAAAGTATTCATTTCAAAAGTGTTTACTGATACAGAAGTGCCAGATGGAATACTCTCCCTTGACAATGTTGAATATGGCGGGACAGGATTCTTTTATGATAAAGCTGTTCCGCTAATTCCGCAGATTGAACACAGTATGCCGGACTATCATTTATATGATGATTTCGTAAATCAAATGATTCTAAATGGCGCAAAGCCGAAAGAATTTGTCTGGTATAGAGATTATAGCATTGGCTTTTTAACTTTAACAAGAGGATGTTTTAGACATTGCGAATTTTGCGTAAACAAAAATTATAATGCTTCAAAAATGCACAGTCCGTTATTAGAATTTATAGATGTTACCAGAAAGAAGCTGTGTTTCTTAGATGATAATTTCCTTGCATGTTCTAACTGGCGGCAAATCCTCGAAGAAGTTCAATCGACAAACAAGCCTTTTATTTTTAAACAAGGTCTTGACGAACGACTTTTAACCAGAGAAAAATGCGAGATATTATTCAATAGTAAATACGATGGCGAATATGTGTTTGCATTTGATAACATTGCCGACTATGATCTGATTGAATCGAAACTAAAAATAATAAGAAGTATTTCTGACAAACCTATCAAGTTCTATGTTCTTGTAGGGTTTGATAGGAGTAATAAGTGGGATTTATCATTCTGGCAACAAGATTTATACGACATGTTTAAACGCATTGAATTACTTATGAAATACAAATGTATTCCATATATCATGCGGTTTAATAAATATGAGGAATCTCCGTATAGAGGAACTTATGTCACAGTTGTCAGATGGTGCAATCAACCAAGTTTCTTTAAAAAGGTAACACTAAAAGAATTTATAGAAGTTGATGCGAAATATTCACATAAAAGTGATTGTGCTTCTGTTAGATACTATCAAGATGTTAAATCTGCGCTGCCTGAACTTGTCGAAAAGTATTATAACATGAAATGGTGAAACATGAGAAAAGCAATAGAGAAGATAGACCGCAAATTGTATATATGCAATATTGGCGAAATCACTGAATGGAAAGCTGGATATATTGCCGGATTAGAATATGCAAAAGAATTGATTAACGATGCAATAGATGATCTTATTGTCCTTGGCGGTCGATACTTTGTGATTGTATACAAAGATGGTAATGAATTTATGCCTTCGATTCAGGAAATGAAATTGTATAAAATCACCGGTAACAAGCGTAAATCTTATTCTTTTAGCAGAAACCTAAATGCAAATGTGATAAACACACCAAAAGCGGACGTTGTGATAATGAGTGGAAAAAATTTTCGACAAAGAGTTTTCTTTACCAGAGAACAGGCAGAAAAAGTTTTTAACAAAATAGATGGGAAAAATAGAGAGATAAGATAAATGGAGGTTGCAATGTCCAAGTTTAACATTAAACAAGGGTTAGATTTACAAAAATTAGATTACAACATATCTGTATTTAAAGATACATGCGGGCAGGAGCCTATAATAATTATGTCATTTGATACGCTAAATAGTTTTCCCAAAATGCCGGATCAGGATTATTTCATAGAGCAGAGTAAGGAAAAGCATTATTATGCTGGAATGGTTGGAATGTACTATGGATGTAAGGTTTTTACAGATCCATCATTAAATTTTGGAGATATTGAATTAAGATGAAATATATGTTTGATGCGCCAGATGATTGGGATTTAAAACATTGTAGTATAAAAAAAAAGTAGTGATGGAAAAGTAAAGATCGAAAAACCAGTAGATCATTGCATTTTTACTGTTGCAAAGTCTAAACTTGTGTCCATGAATGATGATTTATATTATGCAACATTTCATAAAAGAGTCGCAGATTGTGTTTCAAAACTGCGAGAACATTTTAGCCTTGGTGATATTGTTGATTCGTGTGGCGGTATCCAGGCACTTGAAATTGCAACTGGCGAACTGATGGATTACTAAGAGGAGAAGAACAGAATGGATAACTACTACGAAAAACTTGCACAGTTTAATGAATGTGTAGCAGATGATTCTTTTGGCAACTTCTCTGACGGATACCATACGTTTCAAGAATTGTATAACCAAAGAGCGATTTTAACCGCTGTCATTTGGAATGACCATAAAGATATTGCATGGAAATCAAAGAAACATTTTGACGAAGAAAATGATCCCATGTTTGAAGGTGATTTCATTATAGGAATTGATACACCGGAAGGGCAGGCGACGTTCCATATTGATCTTGCTTATTGGGACTTTTTTGACATTCAGGAATTACCAAACGCGAAACAATGGGACGGTCACACACCAGAGCAGGCAATCGAAAGAATTTCCAGTTTAATTGAAAAAGAGGATAAATAATGTATTCTGAACTTGACAAAAGAATGAAACGGTATGAAGCCATTAGTGATATTAGGCTCGTTAGGCGTATGCCAGTTATAATCAGAATTGATGGTATTGCACATCATACGTTCACACGAAAGTTTAAGAAACCGTTTGATTCTATTTATATGGGAGCAATGCAGGAAACGATGAAATATCTCTGTGAGAATATCCAGGGATGCGTACTTGGATATACTCAAAGCGACGAAATCACATTAGTTCTGATTGACTATAAAAGGCTTGAAAGTGATGCATGGTTTGATAACAGAGTAGAGAAGATGTGTTCTGCTGCCGCTTCAATGGCGACAATGGAATTTAACAGAAAGTTTAAAGAAACTGCCGAAGCGTTTTTAAGTGAAAATGAAGATAAAGATGATTTATGGGATTATTGCGATGCTTTAGCCATGGCGATTAACAAGGGTGCAATGTTTGATGCAAGATGCTTCAATGTACCAAAAGAGGATGTTACAAATAATCTTTATTGGAGACAAGTTGACGCAATGAGAAATTCAATCCAGATGGTAGGTCAGGCGAATTTTTCAGCAAAAGAACTGCATAACAAGGATCGTTTAGAAATTATTGAAATGCTATCAGAGAAGGGTATTAAGTGGGATGATCTCGCAACAGTTCAAAAGCGTGGATGTTGTTGTGTAAAAAAAGCTATTACTACAGAATCATGCATTAGGAATAAATGGGTAATTGATAAAGAAATCCCTAAATTTGTCGGTGATGGCAGAAAATATATAGATGAATTAGTTATGATTTAAGATATTGTATTAAATTAAGTACACTATATATAAGATAATTTTGTGTATGTTTAATGGACACATGAACAGCAACAGGTATGTTGATATAAAAAAATAACAGCTATGAAGCTGCTATTTTTTACAAATATGCGTTATTCCTTTCCGTGTGGTGTACACTGGTGTACACAATACCAAATGTTGCGATTCCGATAAAAAGCCTTATTTTATCGGTAATAATGTACGTGACAAGATTCGAACTCGCGACCTTCTGGTCCGTAGCCAGACGCTCTATCCAGCTGAGCTACACGTACATTTTGTTTTGCTGTTCCCTCAACAGCAAATACTATTATAGTGTGGGG